AACCTTCATCTCGATGGTGGCAAACTCCGGTCCCTCGTCGATGTTCATCTCGTCCATATATCCGGTGAACAGTTGGGTTAGGCCCGTTTCCTGCGTTTCAAGGAAGATCTTGCCCCCATCCTCTTTCAGGAGATACACGCTGCTTTCGGTGAGTAGTGCGCCCTTACGGAACATCCCGAAATAGATGGTGCAGGTCCGGCCTTGATAAGGCTCCTGAAGAGCTAGACTGAGAAGCTCAGACGGGATGCCCGTCATGGTTAAGGTTGCCCCACGAACCGCCATCTCGGATGTCTCCTCAATAGAAGAGACGTTCAGGAGATTCCCGGTTCCGGCGTAGGACAGCCCTTCATAAACAAGAGTGCCAATGCCAGTCCACACTCGGATAGGCTGGCTGTCGAAATCAAACTGCACAGCGAAAAACGGGTAAACAACCGCGTCTTCTAGTGAGTTCAATATTGCATCTGAGATGTCACGAGTCGCCATGATTTACCAAGGGATGCCAGTTTCAGTCTTCGGGGCCTTCTGGTCCTCGACCCTCTGTGCAAGGTTAACTTCCACCGCGTTCTTGCCGAAGTCAGACTTCCCCCAGACCCAGCCCAGCACGTCAGCCTCAGTCAGTTGGTCATAGGGGACGAAATCAGGGGCATCAGGATCAGGCGTGAAGCCAGCGGTGCCGTAGGCAGTGGCGGTGTATTCGTCATCTTCTGCTGTGCAGCGCCAATGCGCCACGACAACGCCGCTAGTCTCAGTTTGGCGTTCGAGTTGTGCGATGGTCCAAGTGTAAGTCGTCATTGTGCAGTCTCCTTTGCAGGTTCGGTGATGACTCGACCCTGTTCGTCGGTCCAGTCAGTATCAAGGATGTGTTGGTCGTGACGCTCGCCAACAACAAGCCAAGACACTGTATCGGTGCAGGCAACCTCTTGTGCTTCAATCGTCAGGATGTTGCCGTCAACTTTGCCACGAACAGCGGTCCAGCCGTCCTCGTTGGTCGTGAAGCACTGCACATTGCCGTTGAGGGCGACGAAAGTGCCCTCGGTCATACGAGCCGCATCATCTAGATTGACAGTCGCCGTGCCGTCCACAAGTGCTACCTTGCCACGATAGATGTTGTCAGCTTGCGGACCTTCGATAAAGCTGTGAACAAGGTGGTGGGTCTCAGGCTTCAGCGGATGGTCGATCTTGAACGAACCGGAACCTTTGGACAGAGAGCCATTGATGGTGACATTACCGCTGTTGGTGATGCGCATACGTTCTGTAAGAGTTGCTGCTGCACCCGCCGTCCCTGAAGGAGCCGTATACCAAGTATGGTCGCCGCCGGATTGATTATAGTAAGACGCAAAATCCGAGACGATATATTTGTAAGCGCCATCAAAAAAAATGTTGCTGCCAACAAGCGTTTGTAGGTTTCCTGCGCCAAATTGGTTTGAAACCAGTGATCCTTGTTGGGCTTGAATACCTTTGAAGGAAGCCCAATCACTCGGGACAATCCCAATCCCCACGTTACCAGAGAACGTGCCAGTCGTCCCGCTGATAGCCGCAGGGGTAGTTGCTCCGATCACAGTGCCGTCGATGGTGCCGCCGTTGATGTCTACACTGCTGACACCTTTGAATAGTTCCGCCCGAGTGATCTTCTTGGTCGTGGCTACGCTAGTATCTACGATGGGGAGAACATCATTGGCGTCACTGACATCTGCCCCCGTGATGCTCGTTAGTTCAGAGATTTTCTTGTCGGTCATTAGATTAGGACCTCCACGGCCTCGAAGCTGATGCTGTAGGTGCTGACGTTGTTGATGGACCAAGACGAGACATTCGACGCGAGGCGGAACACCCCTTTAGGGGCGTTGAACGTCACTGCGGCACCAGAATAGTCGTCCCGAAGGGCTGGCCAGATTTCGAGTGATCCGCTTCCAGACTGGTCCTGCAAGACCTGGTGCAGGCGAGCAGAACTTCCACCACCAAGCTGAATGTAGTCCCCGGCCTTGAGCGTGCCTGTCATCGTTATTGTGGCGGTCTCATCGCCAGCCGATCCGCTGAGGGTGCACGCGGACACTGTTCCCTGAGGCGTTGCATAGTCAGGGTCTCCAAGCAGGAAAGTTCCGCTTGGCCCATTGAGCGCGGTCAGGAAGGCTTTCCACGGCGCTGCCAAGTTTCGACGCCGAACGCCGACAGACACGCTTGCCTCCCATCTCTGGCCCTGATGCGCAACGACCTGCTGCCGAAAGGTGAAAGGCGACTCGCTCGTGGCCACCGCGTTGACCGCGCGGAGCTGGATAGATTCGATGCAGATGCTCGTCGGGATCGAGAGCGGGAAAGTGATAGCCATCAGCCAAAGGCTCCCTTCATAGCGCCGCCGCGCCGCCGCTGATCAACGATCTGCTTCTGGGTGAGGGCGGCAATCTTCGGGGCCTCCTGAGCGATGATCCGTTTCACGCTGTCATCGCCGTTGGCGCTGAACTGGAACGTCTGATGGATCGTCACGCCGCCGTCGCCTCGCATGGCGTTCTGCGTCTGCGCCGCGCTGAGAACGCGCCCGGAGGTGCTGGGGACGAACAGCTCGCGCCCGTGCTCGCCGACCGTGTAGGGCTGACCAGCCTGCACAGGGCCACCGGACGCACGGCCACCAAGCGCGCCGAACAGGCTGCCCATGATGCCGCCGCCGCCAGCCGAGAAGCTGCCGACCAGACGCTGCACCACCAGCACCCGATACAGCTCACGGATGATGTCCGCAGCCATCGCTCGGAAGGCATCGCCAGCCGTCGCGGTTCCGTCGAGCATCCCCATGAAGGCGTTCTCCATGCTGCTCTGAACCGTGCCCATGACGCTGCGAAGCCCCTCGGCATCAAATCCAAGCTGTTGCAACGCCGGAGAAGCCTCGATGATCCGCGTCAGCATGTCTTCGATGTTGTCGGTCGCGTCCTCTGCTGCATCAGCAACGGATCGCGTTGCACCAGCGACACGCTCGACTTCTTCCACCACGTCGTCGCTGCTGTCGATGACGATCTCTTCCAGAGGCATCAAGCCGCCACCGGATTCCGCATCGTTCTGCGCCGCGATCAGCTTGTTCAGCTCCGCATTCACCGCCTGAAGCTGTTGCTGATAGTTCTGGATCGCCGGGTTCGCGGAAGGATCGCCAGGCGCGAGCGCAGCCCGTTCCATCTGAACTCGAAGATCAGCCTGTTGTGCGATCAGATCAGCAATCTGGCTTCCGACATCCTGCTCGCCAGAGAAGGCATCGAATATGCCGTTGATCGCCCGAGAGATGCCAGCGATGCCCTCAGCAGCGGCCACCAGAAGCGGGGCAAGATTGATCAGCGCTTGCGTCAGATTGGCGTCGATCACGCGAGACATCAGTCCTAGCTGATTTTCCGCATCCTCGGCCCCACGGATCAGGTCTTCGTCGATCACGATGCCGAGGTCGCGCGCCTGCTGCCGCATCGAATCAAGACCGTCCGAGCCATCCCGCAGCATGTTGACGAGGGCCACGCCTTCGCTGTCGAACAAGCGCATGGCGATCCGGTTGCGATCAGTCTGGACGCTCATGCCCTGCATGGCGTCCGCAACATCGTTGAGAACCTCTTCGGTGCTGCGAGCGCGACCACCAGCGCCAAACAGCTCGATTCCCATCTCTTCTAGTGCGCCCTTCGCCTCGCCTGCGCCCTGACGCGCCTCAGCCAAGCGCCGACCGAAACGCTGCATCGCCATGTCGAGAGTGTCGGAACTGACACCTGCGCTTTCGGCTGCGACCCGAAGCTCCTGGAGCGCATCAGTCGTGAGACCCAGCTTGTCAGCCGTCTTGCCAAGCTGATCCAGCTCAGACACCACTCGGCGGGTCTGAGCGATCAGGACACCAGCCGACAAAGCCGGAATGAACGCCTTAGCCTGCATCGCCAGAGCACCCCAGGCTTGCGATGTCTTTCCTAGGCTTTGATTGGACTCCCGTGAAAACCGCTCGACACGTCGCTGCGCCCGCTCCATCGCTCGCGTGAACTCGCGGTCGCGGGCGCTTAGGATCACATTAAGCTGTTCTGCGCTGATCGCCATCGACTGCCCTCACAAGCGCGCGATATTCCTCTGCGGACATCGCATCCTGCCCCGGCTTCTTCGGACTGTGCGCGCGCTGCCAGCCCTCGAAAACAAGCCAAGTATCTCGGGGCAACATATCACGGATTTCTTCAGGCCGTAAGCCGATGACGATCCCGTTCTGGATCATCCCTCGGACGTTGAGGCGCTCGGGGATCTTGCCCGTCTGGTCTTTTTTTTTGAGGCCTGATCCATCGCGTCAGGCATGAAGGCAACGCCGATGATTGCCTGCGCCAACTGAAACATGCGCAGCAGATCGTCAGGGCCGCAAGCCGACACGATCTTGTCCGCCTCGGCATCCTTCATCCCGCCGCCGACCAAGCCCAGCGCCACGATGTCTCGCACCTCGGTGCTGGTCGGCTTCTTCCCGCGACCGAAGATGCCGTCCCAGAACTCAAAGATGCCGCGATGCTTGTCCTCGAAACGCTCGATCTCCCGGTTCCGCAAGATGAACGCATAGGAGGTGCCGCCGAGATACTCGACGACACCCCCGCGCGGCGCTTCAGCCGTGATAGCCATCAGGCAGCCGTAAATGTGACCGCGCCGGTGCTTTCCAAGGTGAGCGAGTATGTCACCCCGCCCTCGGTCTCGCCGCCGAACTCGACCGACGCGATGCGGAACGATCCGGCATAGGTGCCGAAGTCAGGCACGACGATTTGGAAGTTGCAGGCATTGTCCGCCGCCATCGCCACGGTGTTCATCCGTGCCTCTGCCGTGCTGTCCTCGAAGAAACCGTCGCCCGAGACAGAAACGTTCTTCAAGCCAGCGAGGGTTTCAGTCCACAGCGCGCCGCCAGGCGTGGTGCAGTCCGGGGTGGTCACGTCAATCGACGAGTT